TGAAAACTTGGTCTTTTACAGTCGATCTTTCTTTTTCTTTTGGCACTCCATTTCCTCTTAGTTCCAGATGAAACGGACTTTGTAATCTGTTGACTCATCGAGCCTCTCGACATGCCCATACTTTTTTCTCCCAATAAAATCTTCCCACAAAGGTTTTAACATCTTGTGGTTTTCGGAAACTTTTAATTCTGTGATAGCTGTTCTCTTATCCACTTCTATAAGAGTTGTGACAATCCACCCTATAGATCCTGCTGTAAGAACAATAGTAACTCCAGTTACAATGTCTCTGATCTTTAACACTTCCATCTTCTCCTTGCTTGTCTCAAACGGCTATTAGGATTTTTTGCAGCTTTTGGAAATTTTTTCATCTGACCTGCTGATCGTGCACAAAATGATTTACGTCTGTTTGCAGCCTTACTACCTTTTTTAACTTTACCAGTAACAGCTGTTTTAAGTTTAGATCCGGGATTATCTCTTCGGTATTTCGCAACACCTGCTTTAGTCATTCCCGCCCCTTTTTTTGTGGGGCGGAAATATTTTTTAGTCTTAGGTGGTTGTTTGTCTGGTTTTCTAGCCATTCAACCCTCTATGCGTAAAACACCGTGATGTTATCTGCGACATCCACTGTATATTTAATAGAAGCTCCACTATCAAACAAAACACCTTGAGATGGAACTGTTCTATCTACAGTGTCATTTGCAGTGCCTATTGTTCTAGACTTAAACAATGTTGTGCCACTTTCTGGAGTTCCGTTTATGAACTCTACGTCTCCTGCTGTGCCACCAGATACTACTGCAAAACCTTTTATCCTAACTCGGTTAGCACCCTCTACGGCTTGAGCACATATGGAACCCGAACCGACAGATACGTTTGCAGCATATTGTGCTGAACAAGTAGCCGAAGCAACTGTTAAGAATAGACTAGAACCTGATACTGTTTCTGCCGAACTAGTAGAAGTAATAACTTCTGTTAAAGAATCACCAAAAACATCCGTGCCAACAACTGTTACTGTCTTTGCATTGTCTCCAGTTCCAGCGGTTGTTACTGTAACATTTCTTGCCGTACCATTTGCATGTGTTGTATTAGCTAAAGTAAAAGCACCAGTTGGTCTAGCGGCAGCGGCTATTCTTGTTGTACTTGCAGCATTTTCATCACTGATTGTTAAAGCTCGTACATCTGATACACTCGCCATATTTAACTCCTTTTATAATAGATTAAAGTCTCTCGAAAGAATCTCCAGGAGTACGAGTAACTGTAATGTCCTTCAAGAATATTTCGTCAGTTGCTGTTGCATTTTTCAAAACAGCTAAATAAGGCACAAGCACATCACCATCATCAAAAGTAAATGCTGCTGTTGTCGCTGGTGCAGCTAATGTACCTGCTCCTGCCACTGCATTTACAACTAACTCGTATGTTACCACACCAGCAGATGATAAATTTACTTTTAATCTTAAATTTTGGTCATCTACAGGAACTGAAGCACCACAGTCTGTTGATGTTGATGTACCAGAGTTATTCAAGTCTGTTTGAATTTCAATATTAGTATCACCCTGTGCTCCAAAAGCGACAACATCAGTGTAAACTAAATCACCTGCGGAAGCCGCAGCAACAGCCGCATTAAATCCAGTTTGAAATTCTTCAGTTTTTCTAAAACCAACAACTAAACAATCAAAGTCTGTATAATCTGCTGCTTGAAAAGTAGCATCAATAGATCCAGAATGTGTTCCAACTGTAAATGTGTGAGGACCTGTTCCTTGAGCATTACCACCACAAATCATTTGTAATCCAACATTGTCTGTTGTTTCACCATCCATAGCAAGGTTTAAACCTGCATGAGTTGTAGCTGTATCTGTTGCTGGTACTGTTCCATCCAACATTGGTGCAGTTCCACCTGCGGAAAAAGCACCCACTGCAACACATGATGCTGGGTACATTTGTCCTTGTGGACCCATGAATAACATACCAAACTTGTCTCCGTCTGCTAACACACCAACGGCACTGTTTGCCATCATTGTTGTTATTGGTGGTGGACAAGTAATATAGTTATATTGAAAAATAGTTGTTGAAGCTGCTGCTGTAACTTGACCAGTAGAACTAACTGAATAGTTCTCTGTAATCACACCAGTAGAGGCAGCCTTTGTGATTTGTTTAAAACCACCTTCAGACCTAACTGGTCCGTTAAATGTTGTATTAGCCATGTCAATCTCCTTGTCTTGGCAATTGTCGAAGTTGATTCTTCGTCAAGGTTTCTTCTATTATACACAAAAAAGGGCAGTATGTAACTGCCCTTCTCTTTTAAATTAAATTTAAGCTTACGCTCCTGGTGAACCAAACACTGAACGAGGATCTGAGAAGCCGAAAGAGTATCTCTCTCTTGCCTTATATCTCATATTTCCTGTGTCAAAATCTGGATCCATAGCTGTTGCCATTGGCATTCTTTCGAAATGCTTAAGACCATTAGGTGCATCAGTCTTAATAAAAAATGCATCTGTGTCAGTTAGATAATCGTTGATAACATAACCCTCTGGTAACATTCCCATGTTTCTCATTGCGTTAGCATCATTATCTGCTGTTCCTGGTCTTAGGTTGGAATTTAACAATCTCTCTGCGACAAATTGTAATTGTCTTGGAATAATTAACTTCATTCCTCTTAGAGCGATAATTAATCCTCTCTCATCCACAAAACCTGCAATCTTAATTAAAGCATCCTCTAAAGATGTTTCGTTTAAGTCTGCTGCTGTAGTTGGCTCGTTAGCAAAAGTTCCACCATTTGTTAATGGATGATCTGTTGCTAATAAAGCTTTACCATCTCCACCAGCACTTGCACCAGCTGTAAAGGCATTATTTAAAATGTTTGCAGCTTTTACTTGCTTTGTGTGTGCCATTGATCTGGCAAGTGCTCTCGTATAACGAGCAGAAAGCTTGTCGTAAAGGTTGTCCTCTACAGCCTCTTCTGTTATTGAGAAAGCCATTGCTACAGTCTCATGGTTGTACCTTGAAGTGTACGCTTCGTTTGCGTCATCAAATGTGACACCAGAACCCTCTTGCTTAGTGGGGGCTGCTCCGAAACCACTCAACATTACCTCTTCTTCGAAAGCTCGGTCTGATGACTCTGTGTCGAAGATTTCTGCATGTTGACCTTCATACCTATTATACTCCATACCAAAGAGAGCGTTCAAGCCAGGCTCTAACTCTTTGGCGAGTTGTGCTCTTGAAATAGCCATATTAGACCCTCCTTAAGATGCAGTAGCGTCAACATCCGAAGAGTTTAACGCATGATTGTTGATTTTCACTATGTATGAAACACCAGCAGCAGTATGATCAGCATTAGATACATCTTCGTGAATTCCTAAAATCATCACACAATTTGATGTATCTGTGTCTTCAGCAGTTGATATGTCTAGCACAGCAGAAGAAATACCAGTAGTAGTACTACCACTTGTTCCACTTGCAATATCAGCAGTCTTGAAGATATCTACTTTAGCCGTCGCTCTGCTTGTGTTACCACCATCGGCAGCGATAATAAATCTCTGTGATGGATCGTCATACACAAACCCTTTGATGTCAAAGTCAGTATTAGCTGACCCAGAACCAGGCCAGGTATTATTGAACCTTAACTTGCCAGTGGAGGCATCCACATATTCACACCCAGCAAAAACACCAAGTAATTGGTCTCCGTTACCAGAAGCAGATCCGATCTGAATAGTTCCACCAGTTAATTCAGCTTTGACTGGTGAACCTTGAAAGATCGCGGAAGCATCACTAGCAATAAAATATTGACTCGTACCTTGAGTCGCTGGACTTGAACCATGTCTTCCAACAGGCTTAAATCCAAAAGCTACATTTGCATTAGCCATTTATTGCTCCTTCATTAATTAATCGGCGGACTTTTTTTGTCCTCCGAAGGTTACACGACTTTGCCTATCAACACTAATAGGCATCGAGGGATGTTGTTCCCTCATCAAGTTTTCATCCACGGCTTTCAATTGGTCGCGGGTCTGATCCCGAAAATATTCAGTTCTCTCTTGCACCGTTTCTGTGGGTATTCGTGCCAACATTAAACCACCGACACCAATAATTCCTTTGTTTTTTCCTTCCTCTATCACTGGATACTTTGCAGCTTCTGGACCATACTCGTCTGCCCTAACTG